TTGAAACTAAATGCCCGTACGGTGGACACATCTAAGCCTAGAGAGAAAGCATATAAGCTTTCAGATGGTGGTGGCCTTTACCTCCTTGTAAACACTAACGGTGCGCGTTACTGGCGTATGAAATATCGTGTAGCTGGTAAAGAAAAGCTGCTGGCGATCGGGGTTTATCCGGACGTATCTCTGGCTGAAGCCCGAATGAAAAGGGATGAGGCGAAAAAGATTCTGGCCTCTGGAGGAGATCCGGGAGAGGTCAAGCAGGCTGAGAAGCTGGCGAGAATCGAGGCCGTTAACAACAACTTTGAGGCTCTCGCTATCGAATGGCATGAGCATAAGCGTCCTGGCTGGTCCAAAGGGTACGCCGATGATATCTACGAATACCTCCGGAAGGATGTCTTCCCTTATATTGGCAAAAGAGTTGTAGCTGAGATTAAGCCAGCCGAAATGCTGGCAGTACTTAAAAAGATGGAACAGCGGGGCGTTCTTGATAAGCTGAAAAAGACCCGACAGGCTTGCCGGCAGATATTTACCTACGCGGTCATAACGGGCAGGGCAGAGCATAATCCAGTTGTAGACTTGGCTGGTGCACTCAAATCACCTAAACAAAAACATTTCCCCCACCTTCTCGCAGATCAGCTCGGCGGTTTTCTCCGTGCTCTCAACGATTATCCTGGCAGTATTGTCACCAGAAATGCCACTAGGCTGTTGATGCTGACAGGGACGCGCACCATTGAGCTTCGTGCTGCTGAGTGGGCTGAGATTGATTTAGAAAAAGGTATCTGGCAGATCCCCGCAATAAGAATGAAGATGCGTCGCCCACACGTTGTTCCACTTTCCACTCAGGCTAAAGCCTTGTTTGAAGAAATCCACCAAATCACCGGCCGCGGGCGCTTTGTTTTTCCGGGTAGGAATGATGCTGGTAAGACAATGAGTGAGGCCAGTATCAATCAGGTCATAAAACGGATTGGTTACGATGGCAAAGCGACGGGGCACGGTTTCCGCCACACCATGAGCACCATTCTTCACGAGCAGGGGTTTAACACTGCTTGGATTGAAGCACAATTGGCTCACGCAGATAAGAACAGCATTCGTGGCACTTATAACCACGCTCAATATCTGGACGGACGCAGTGAAATGCTTCAGTGGTATGCAGACTACTTGGATGAGTTGGTTGGAAAAGTTACGGGCTAGCCTACTTTCTTCATTTGTAAGTAAAAGTATTCGTTCCGGTTGTTCGATATGTATGCCTGTCAATGAAAATCATTGTTTTTTTTATTGATTTTTATGTTTTTGGTGAAACAGAACAGGAACAAATTTCTGCTGTTTTGGAATAACTATAATGAGTCCACATTTATAGTTTTGATGAGAAAAATGCTGGACATGTAGACAGTAGTGTTCTATCTTATTCTTGAAAAGACAACAAATGCTCTTTTACATTTTACGGTGCTGACAAAGCACAATGCTCTTTAAAATGATGCTCTCGATGAATACATCGAGCTACCATAGGACATGGTAGAGACCAAAACCTCTAGTTGGTCTGTACATTTTTTACAATGGGAATATTCCCTACGTCGCTGAAAAGCGAGTTACCATAGTGTTTTTAACACGCTGCTCTTTAAAATGAATGGGTTGGTCTACCGAAATGTAGGCTGCACTGTGTTCGAGACTCGTTCATGTGTACTTCCCGAAATACAAGAAGACGCTAAGCGATAGTTATGATGTTTCTTTAAAAATTGGATTCGTATCCTGATGCAGGATACGAATAAGCCGTCTAGAACAGCTTTGTGAATCCATAGGTTAGGGATGTTTCGTCCCTCTCTGAAGTTAAAGTCTACTTCAGCAGTTTTTTTCTTTTATACCCAACTCTCATTTCAAAATCAGCTTTCAACTATTAATTTCTATATTAATAACCCACGTGAAATTTGAATCTTTTCAATTAAACCTGCCATTCGTGGTTAGGTTTTTTTTCTATGTCTGCAGTTTATGTAATAATAATTCTAAACTCTTTAAATTCAATGCTTGTAATTACTACCAAGCAAAAACATGAATGGGAAGAACAATGTCCAACAACAAGCTTAATACAACATTGCAATCTTTAGATGCTGAGATAGTACAGTTTGCTCAAACTAATTTTCATCTGGAAATTGAAAAGCTTTTAATGGAGGAAATCCCTAAGATAAATAATGGAGAGTATTTTGATGCTTATGACTTACAATCGATCAAAAAAGAAGAAATACTTGATCCAAAAAGAAACCTAACTAATATTGAACAAAGGCTCTGGGAGGCGGCAAAAAAATTAAGTTTGTCCTTTAATGTTCCTAGCAGTATTTTTTCCCCCTTAATTATCCTGACAATTCTTTCTTTAAGTAAGGGGTGTCTGCATGAAAGTAAGGCACTAACCAATATTCTTTTTTCTTATAAAGCTTATAGGAGCTCTTTCGAAAAAGCTCCTTCTAAGTTAGGTGCGCTTGGTGGTCGACCAGTGCATCCTAGAAAAACAGAAGCATTGGGATTAGCAAGACAACGATGGCAACAACTTCCAAGAGCATCAATCGCAAGTATAGCTGCATATGTTAAATCTCAATTGGATGCGAAGTACACTGATGGTCCAAAAATTCCATCAATCAAAAAATGGTTAACTGAAGAGGTAAGTACCCGCCCAACTAAGTAAAACAGATATAAACCGGTTAATATCTTACTTTGGATAAAAACCGGTTTATATCGTGCAGTACATTATCAATGCTTGTGCACAATACACTTGAAGTCTACTAATGAGCACAGACATTGATAGGAGTATAGATTTGAAATCGCTTATTCGTCTCTCTGAAGTTCAGCGCCGAACCGGCTACTCCAAGGCTTGGCTATACCGCCTTATGAGTCAGGGTAAATTCCCATCCTCTATCAAAATTGGCTCCCGCTCCATTGCCTTTGTCGAAAGTGAAATCGATGACTGGATCAACCTGCGCATCGAAGAATCACGTAAGGAGGTCGCATAAATAAGCTACTCATATGTGCATTTGTAGCGTGTAGTTTAATTAGCATCTGGTAAAGATCTGATTGTCGCGACATTTATCAGCGAATTAAATACAGGTAAATAATCATGACTAAATTATATGCCCTCGCAGGGCAGGGTTTCCTGCAACCTGAAGTGAGTCAGCAAGGTAATTCTACGCCGACCATGAGTAGTCTGGAAATGGTCGATTACATCAATGCCGAACGTCAGAGGAAATCTGAAGAGGAAGGGATGTTCTTCCCATGCAAGAAATATCGCAAGCTCCGCCATGCTGACTTTACGAAGAAAGTTCCAAAGGTTCTTGGCGAGGGGTATGCGAAAAATTTCGTACACCCCTTCGTAAATGAGCAAAATGGAGAAGAATACCCAGGATACCAGTTCCCCAAACGCGAGGCCTGCCTGATGGCAATGAGTTATAGCTACGAGCTGCAGGCTAAGGTTTACGACTACATGGAAGAGTTAGATCGCCAGGCCCATGGCTACCTCAATTACTCAGTGCAAGAACTGCAGGCAATTGTAGCGGGAGCTCGTAAGGTATCAGATGAAGACTCAAGTGACGCTGGCCGCCGTTTGCGTAAACGTCAGGACGATCTGGTTTTGCTAAATAAAGCGGAATCTCTGGTAAAAAGCCTCAGTCAGTTGAATCTGGATTTCGTTGGCGGCGGTAAATCTTTGGAGGTTCGCTAATGCTTATGGGCTACTCTGTTCAGGAAGAAGGCAGCGCTAGGAAAGCTGCCTTTGGGAGTCAGATCGATCACGATTCGAGATCGTCTTTAGACTTCTTGCGTAGCCGACGCTTGATTTCGCCTTTTGCTGCAGTAACTAAAAAACCAGCGGTACTCTCGCCATCCTCTTTGAGTGACTCGATGTCCTCCATCACTTCATGGGGAATACGTACAGTAGTCATTTGCGACTTCGCGTTCTTTGCACCTGTTGCCATTACTGACACTCCTTGGATTAGGTGTATGTCAGTATACGCTAAAAAAATATTAAAAAAAGGCTTGCGGTGTATTTCACCATGGGGTAGCCTTTTTAGTGAAGGTGAAATACACCTAGTGCAGTGCGAAGCCCATCCGGATGGCCGTCCGGGATGGGCCTCTAACCAAAACGTAACTAAGGATTACATTATGGCATGTTATCATGATACCCAAACTCGCCCTGAAAAAAAATATCATTGTTGCTTTCTGGTATTACACCAAACTGGTTTTTTATCAAACTTTTGCTGCCTGATTGTCGAAGCATCATCTGGCTTTGATGATTGTACGGCATCTATGCAATTTTACGCTTTCTCATTCACTGGTTGCGTTCGTTTTCAGGAGGCGGCTAATGTCTAAATCAACTCAACTCAAGTTTCACAAAAATCGCTGCTCTATTTGGGCAAGACTTCCTTTTGTAGATCGAATTGAGGGTAAGCCAGGTTACAACTCTTGGTGCGTTCCGCGAGATGGTGGCTATTTTGGCGGTTGTGAGTCAGGAAAGGCACTTGGAATGATTTACCTCAAATATTTACGTGAGAATGGGAGAGGGTTAGGAGGTAATCTACAGTTTGTTGTCATGGATATGTGTGGCTTAGGTTTTTCTGCCGGGAGAAATACTGACGAACAGGATGCGCTTAAAGGACAGATTGTTGGTTTTTTCACACTGTTAGAAGATTGGCTGGAACAAGCTGTAAAGCATGGAGGCCATAAGCTAGACAATCTTGAAGAGCCAAAATTGCTCAAGTACGCAAACCATTGGCTGTCAGTGAAGGACGCGGAGGTTAATCATGAGTCAGATTGAGCAAATTCTCACTAGGTCCTGTTCAAGGAATGAATCATCGGATGAACTCAATAAAATAAGTTCAAACTCTCATGATGCCTTTGATGGAATTATGTCTGGTCTCAGCTCCATGGGGAACGTGATTTTCTGGGCATGTGATAATGCCGATTACGATGATAAATCTGCTAGAGAAGATCTCCGCAATATCGGTGAAATGCTGATGTATCTCCCTGGCATTGCTGCTGCATTGAAATTCAACGCTGGTGAAGCTGATTCAGTTTTGAGAGAAGCCAGACGCAAGAAAAACTGAACCAATAATTTATAACCCGCTATTAGAACAAATACAGCCATCAGGTTGGAGACTTAATCGGCCTGAGAAATGGAGAAGCGTAATTATGAAACCTGAAAAACAGAGCTTCATAAAAAAGAGACGATACTTCGTAGTCTATTACATGGTCCTTTCTTTCCATTCTGAAAGGGGGAGCTATGGCGCGCATTAGAACAATTAAACCCGAATTCTTCCTGCATGATGAGTTATTTGACCTTGAGAAAGAAACAGGGTTGCCAGTTCGCCTGACCTTTATAGGTCTTTGGACTCAATGCGACCGAGAAGGTCGCTTTAAATGGCGGCCTTTAAGGCTTAAAGCTGCGATTCTTCCTTACGACGAAGTTGATATGTCACGCGTACTTCACGCGTTAAATACGCGTGGTTTTCTCGTTAAGTACGCTGATAACACGGGTGAGTATGGTGTGATTCCTTCGTTCAAAAACCACCAAGTTATTAACAATAAAGAGTCAAAATCTGAGCTTCCGGCCATTTCTGGCTGTGAAATTCTGAAACCCTTATCTGATGAGGGTTGTGGCGCGATAAGCACGCGTGAACCACGCGATGATGACGCGTACCAAGGGGAAAGGAAGGAAAGGAAGGGAAAGGAAAGGAACTAAATACAATGTCCGATTTTCCTCGGACAAATTGTGATGCTCCAGATGAACAGAAAAGTTTACCTGCACAGGAAAAGTCAGAACCAAAGAATGGGGATGACAGCGGTGATCCAGTTGAAGCAGCATTTGAAAATATCTTTTGGATGGCTGGACTTCGTAAGGATGCAAAGGTCAAGGCTAGGTCTGCTTTTCAAACAAAATTTAAGGAATGGAAAAAATCTAACCATGGCACACCAGAGGACTTCGCCACACTGCTAGCTGATGACATTCGAATAAGAGCTAGGGCGCAGCAACTTGGGTTCGACAAGTTACTTCCTGCTACGTATTTGAACGGTGAGCGCTGGAATGATGAGAAACCAGTCGTAACGTCGAATTCTTCAGGAGCCCCCACTTCGGGAGGCTCAGCATCAAACTCATGGTTCACTCCGTCAAATGACGGTTCATCTGAGATTTTTATTAATCAGGCTGCTATTGAGCGTTTGAGTCGTGGCGGACAACGCAAATGAAAACACTCATCAAAAGACTGCTTGTGGCCGGATACAACCATGGTGTTTTGCGCAAGGACTTTGTGTCGTGGTGTTTTGTTAAATTGGATTTGAGGAGTGTGTAATGACCCCTGCTGAACTCTCAAAAAAATTATGGGATAACGCCGAGCGCGTAGCTAAATTTCTCCTTCCGAAAGGACATCTGGAGGGGAAAGAGTGGTGTGCCGGCAATACTAACGGTGACTCAGGTAAAAGCCTCAAGGTTAATATCGGTGGTAAAAAGTCATGGGCTGATTTCGCCAGCGGAGACAGTGGTGACCTGCTGGATCTCTGGGTGCTGGTGCGTAATTGCCAACTGCACGATGCAATGCGAGAGGCGAAAGAGTTTCTTGGCGTGAAAGATGACGATCACCACTTCGAAGCGAAGAAAAAAACGTTCTCTCGCCCGACGAAGAAGGGCGTTAAATCGGCCAGCAAATGCTACGACTACCTTGCTTCGCGTGGCATTACCCGAGAAACAGCCGATCGTTTTAAAGTGACAGACGCGGTGGTCTGGTACCACGACGAAAACCGCGAGGTGCCTGCAGTGGCATTCCCGTACATTCGGAACTGCGAACTGCTGCAGATAAAACGTATTGGAACCGAACGGCCAAACGGCAAAAAGCTGATCATGGCTGAAGCTGATTGTGAACCATGCCTGTTTGGCTGGCAGGCACTGGATAAAAACACCCGTCTGGTAGTGTTGTGCGAGGGGGAGATTGACTGCATGACCTTTACGCAGCTTGGCTATGATGCCCTGTCTGTTCCATTTGGCGGTGGGAAGGGTGCCAAGCAGCAGTGGATTGAATATGAATACCACAATCTCGATCGCTTCCAGGAAATCTGGCTGTGCCTGGACAACGACGATGTAGGCCGTGAAGCTGCAAAAGAAATCGCCAGACGTCTTGGTGAGCATCGTTGCCGCATGGTTGAACTTCCGCACAAAGATATCAACGATTGCATGATGAAAGGGATGGACAGCGACTCCATTCTGGAATTCATGGAGCGAGCCAAATTCTTCGATCCCGATGAGCTTTGCTCAGCAGGGGATTTGCTTCAGGAAACTATCGAGGCATTCGAACATCGGGATACTGGCCTGTTTACAAGCCCATGGGCTTCACTGAACAACAACTTTAAGTTCCGTGCCGGTGAGCTGACCCTCGTCAATGGTGTGAATGGGCATGGCAAAACCGAGCTTGTTGGACATATTGCGATTGATGCGATGAGTCAGGGGGTCAGGACCTGTATTGCTTCTCTGGAGCTTAAACCAGGCAAAATGCTTGCCCGACTCACGCGGCAAACCATCTGCACCTCCTCACCGAGGCGTGAAGAAATCATTATGACCAACGAATGGTTTTCTGACCGCCTTTGGGTATTCAAGCTCACTGGAACGGCCAAAGCCGACCGGCTTCTTGAGATTTTTGCCTATGCCCGGCGTCGCTATGGCATTGAGCTGTTCGTCATAGATAACTTGGCAAAATGCGGACTGGACGAAGAAGACTATACAGGTCAGAAGGACTTCATCGATACCCTTTGCGACTTCAAGAACGAGCATAACTGTCACGTCCTGCTGGTTACCCATGCCAGAAAAACAAACGACTCCGCTCCAACCGGAAAGATGGACGTAAAAGGCACCGGTGCTTTAACTGATATGCCCGACAACGTGATGGCCGTTTGGCGCAACATTCCACGCGAGCTGGCGCAGAGAAAAGCGGATCGTATAGGTTATGAGAGCCTCGACAAAGACGAACAAGCCGCAATCAATCTTCCCGCCTCAATGATTCGTTTGTTGAAGCAACGAGAAGGGGAAGGCTGGATTGGCGATATCGGAGCCAACTTTGACTCTCGCTCTCACCAGTTCCTGGAAGGCGAGAAAAAACCATTTAACTACCTGGTCGGTAAGCCGCAAAGCGAGCTTGATCTCGAGTGGGAAGCCAGCAACGTGACGAGGGTTTGAGGTATGGAACAGGAAACATCGCTAAAACAATCTAGCCCTCAGGGGATACACATCAGCAAAAAAGAACAAGTGAAGGAAAAACTAATGCGTGATATGTACGACGTTATGGATCGCTGGGGAGCCTGGGCCGCTGCTGATAGTAGCGGGGTAGACTGGCAACCAATCGCAGCCGGATTCAAAGGACTTGTGCCACATGGTAAGAAATCACGCCTTCAGTGCGATGATGATGAAGGGATTATGATTGACGGTTGTGTGGCGCGTTTGAGGAAGTATAAGCCAGAAGAGTATGAGCTTATTATCGCCCATTTCGTGATTGGAATTTCACTGAGAACGATAGCCAAAAAGCGGAAGTGTTCTGATGGGACCATAAGGAAGGACTTGCAGACTGCAATGGGATTTATTGATGGATGTCTATGGATGTTAGATTATTAAATATAAGGGTAAGAGAAGCCAGTCGAAAGATTGGCTTTCTAGCGAGAAATACTTTTTCCTAAATCGCTTAGTACCAACTCCAACCCACTAATATTACCCGGAAGAGGCCATTTCGAAAGTATTTCCCCTGAGTCCACCTGGCTTGCTAACCAGTACACAAATAATATGCATGATTGAGTGAATAACGGATTGAATTCAACTCTGCTAATTATCCTTGCTGGGATGTATTTTTTCTCACTGATAAGTATGTGAATTTTATTTGGCAGGTTTTTATCGATGTGTTCTTTAAATGTATCAATAACGGAGAAGTTCACGTGCATATCATCTTCAATGTATTCTTTCCCGACTTTGTCTGCATAGTATTTTGAAAGGAAATCTAAAATTTCGTTTCTTTCTTTACTATTATCGGCCAATATTTCCATTGTTTTGCAAAACAGATCGTCAGTTGTTTCCATTAATGCCATACTACGAGCTATTTGTCTTTCGGCCGATTTTGGGACGTTACTGGAGGGCTTATAGACGCTGTCATGGACTAATTCAGCATAGGCGTGCTGAAGCAAAGTTCTAACCTGAACTTCGCAGCACATTTCAGGTGTTATACTTTCACCGTAGTAATCGAATTGAGTTTTTGGCCTCACTTCATAATGTCGTGATTGATAGTCGAAAATTTTGGGGTTAACATCAATTTCTGATTCATAGTCTTTAGAAACTGTTGAATCCCATTTTTCACAATTTTCAATTATGCTACTGATGGTTTTTATTTCAGTGGAGAGCAGAACCACGAAACGTACACCAATCAAATCAGTCATTTGCACTACTGGATTATCATAGCCTTTACGACTAACCTTCCCTAATGCTGAGGCGATAGTTTTGAATCTTGGTTCTGAGTGGATTTTTAGAAATAGCGCTGCTTTTTCATCCCCTAAGGAGTTACGAAGAGCGCTGTTAATTTCTTCAGATACAAACTTACCCCAGGCTTCGTAAGCAGCCCGATGGGTTTGTAAAAATTCACGGAACTCATTGATATCCATTATTGTTGACTTCTAAGTCGCCCCTTTATTTTCAGAAGTGTAGACTCATTATCATCTGAGGGGATGATTTCTACAAGATTTTTTAATTGATCTGGTGGAACCGAAACCCAAACATCGTTTGAGAATACAAGCTTGCTTCTTATTTTAAGTTTGGATTCAATATAGCCATTGTCTTTTGTTACAGCTGCTGCAGGGAAACTTTTCGTTTTCATGAATTCTAAATACTCCCTTTGCATTTCTTCAGGGAGATTGGTTTCAGCAAAATCTGCAGTGCTTAATGTAGTTTTTCTCGAGCGCATTTCACTTCTTAGTGCCTCATGTAGCGCAAGCTTATTGCTTTCCTCTATTTGTGATGTGTTAATAAAGTCTCTGGTGTTTTCAAAAAAATCTTGAGTAAGCTTTTTTGAAGACTTACTAATATCCATGTCAAGAAATCGAGAGTAGAAATATCCTGCAGCGTTTTTTGTTTCAGTAGACGTCATTAAATGGTCAAACAAAAATGCACGATAAGAAGAACTGTTATAATTACCATCAGCATCTGGAGGGAGTGCAATAGTTTGGACTAAAAAACCAATCTTATAAAATCGTTGGGCTGGAGTTAAAAGAAGTTCGGCGATAAACTCCATTGTCACTTGTTCATCATCTTCAATAGTTCTAAAACCGTTCTGTGTTTCAGCTTTTATAACCGCAAGGAATGGGAGGGAGTCATTTCCAACACATCCTGACAATACGGCTAATATTCCTCCGGGGGCAGAGCTATTATATTGTGCCTCGCTAAGTTTACTTGCAAGTCGTTCTGTTACTTTTATGAAGTGAGCCGTGTCGTTAGAAAATGTTGAAGCCGAAAGATTTAAAAAACAATCATCACCAACACCACCAATAGACATTTCAATTCCATGAGATTTACTTGCTAAGGCTTCGGTAATTCTTACTTGAAAAGCATCTAATGCGTCTTGTTTAAAAACCATTAAAGATTTACTGGTTTTTGGTGGGGTTAAGGTTTTGCTGGCGCTCTTAGGGAAAACTCTGTGTGCAATAATTCTTTCAATCAGAAGCCCTTCAAAGCTGAAATCCACGCTAGCCATCTCTTTATCCTTACCGGTTATAATGTTAATTACTGCAGCATACGAAATCTCTAACGCGTACGCAAAATCTATTGTACTCTGTTAAGAGTAGTCACTGTGTCACAAAGCTTAAGTTAATCAGTATTGCTCTGATTTTCTCTTCTCAGTAACAGTCCAGCAGCTGCTGATATTCCGCTCTAGGCAGAAGTTTGCGATCTCGATACCAAATGCTTTTTGCGTTTTTTCAAGATTAGCGCCAGTAACATGACTGCTGTCACCGTTGTTTCGCCAATGGCTGAAGAAGATTTTATCTCCGTCATCGTTAAGATTTGCTTGAGTTTTTAGTGGCGTCTTCGGTTCTTTAGTCGTAGTTATTGTATGTGGAACTGCTTCTGCAAAGTGTCGAAAGAATTTTGCAGTACTGAAAGGGTTTTTAGGGTCGTAGTCGATACCTAAAACACGACATAAGTCGTTATATGCCGATTTAGGCTGTAAGAAGGGATCTATTGAATAGCCCTGTTTGACGTTTACCACGAAACAACACTTTTCACCTATAGCGCCGAAAAGTAGTTTGTATGGGGAGCCATCTGTGAAAAACAGCACATCGAAGGCTACCTGATTATGCCGGTACTGAAACTGAGTCCGAGTAACACCATTTCGTCTCATATCTTTGTGTAGTTCTTTCAATCCTGAAAGCTGCATAGATGTCTCCCATTTATAATCCATTGTTTAATATGACTTATAGTGCGTACGCATTATGTGATCCGCATCATTTTCAACGAGTATTTATTTGGATAAACGTCTGATTTTTACCATTGAGTTTGCGTGGCTAATTTGGCCTGTGTATCATCCCGCTCCCGGCCCTTTAGCTCAGTTGGTTAGAGTGTGCGACTCATAATCGCCCGGTCGCTGCTTCAAGTCCAGCAAGGGCCACTATCCGCCACTAGCTCATCGGGAAGAGCGGCAACTTAATGTTGTAGTACGAGGTTCGAGGCCCCGGTGGCGGACCAATGCCGACTTAGCTCAGTAGGTAGAGCAACTGACTTGTAATCAGTAGGTCACCAGTTCGATTCCGGTAGTCGGCACCATAATGCGGGCATCGTATAATGGCTATTACCTCAGCCTTCCAAGCTGATGATGCGGGTTCGATTCCCGCTGCCCGCTCCATTTAAAGCTTTTCGGTCTGCGATGATGGGATACCCGGAGTGACTGAAAAGCGACCCAGTTTTGAATGGGCGCTGCTTTTCGCAAAATTGCTGTGTGAAAATACTGACCCTTGGGTTCAGCGCTCATCCAAAAGCATCTCGTCAAAATCCAATTAACCTCGGGTGGTTTGTTGGATGAGGTGCCTCAAATTCAAATAGCCTCGCTTCGGCGAGGTTTTTCTTTTCTAAGGCTGCCATTTGGTGGCCTTTTTCTATTTCAGGCTCCGGGAACCATCATCGACACGCCTACTTGTTAAATCGTCCCGAGAGCCTGACCCCTTACACAGCTCCCGCCATTACGCGAGGAGATAGAGATGATCCGACATATGCCTGACAAAATTGCATCAGGGTTTACCTACTGCGCGTCAGGTGGCCTTGTCTGTAACGGCCTTTACAACTGGTATGACTGGGTTTATCACCTGGACTGGAATTTTATCGGTCTGGTCAGTGGAGTGATGCTCGGTATAGCGACTTTCGTTGTGAACGCTTATTACAAGCGCAAAGAGAGTAACCGGGAAGAACTGGCCAGAAAGTTCGAGGCAGAGCAGGAGAGTTTACGCACTGCGGCGATCCAGAGTTACCTCAATCGCTCACCTTCGCATGACGAAGACAAAGCGCCAGAGGTGGTTGATACAGTCAACAAGGCTTTAAAGCTGGCGGAGAAAGCATAATGGCTATTTCACCTGTTTTGCGTAAAAGCCTTATCACAGCTGGTAGTGGTGGTGCATTAGCCATCGCGGCTGTTCTGATTCCGAGCCTAGAAGGCAATTCTTACACGCCATACCGTGATGTTGGCGGCGTCTGGACTGTGTGCAACGGTATCACAGGTCCGGATGTTATTCAGGGTAAAACCTACACGCAGAAAGAGTGCGATGCGCTTCTGCAAAAGCACCTGCAGCCCTATGCCAGGTCGGTGGAAAGGTCCGTAAAGGTTCAGTCGAATGCATATCAGAAAGCCGCACTTATCAGTTTTAGCTATAACGTCGGCGTTAATGCATTCGAGCACTCTTCGGTACTGCGCAACCTGAATGCCGGCCGTTATCAGCAAGCCTGTGATGGCCTTCGTAGCTGGGTATATGTTGACCGCGTGAGGATTCAGGGGCTTGCCAATCGTCGGGACGTGGAGCGGGAGATATGCAACTGGAGCCTCAACCAATGAGCTGGTTAATAATTAACTGTCGCATCGTACTGGCGTTCCTGCTGGTGGTGTTGATAGCGGCTTTATTGCTCACCACAGCCCATTACCGTGATTCAACCCTGAGAGTGGAGCAACAGCGCGATGCGGCAATCCAGCAGACAAAATCAGCCGAGGCTGTCACCAGCAATGTTATATCTGCCGTTCGACTGTTTAACGATATTACGGCCTCGACGCAGGGACAGAAACAGCAGGCCAACACCGACAGCGAAAACCGCATTGTTGTTATCCGTAAGGCTGTGGAGACAGACAAGTGCGCTGCTCTGCCTGTTCCTGATACCGCTGCTAACGAGCTGCGCACGCACAGAAACCAGATTCGTTCAGGTTCCACCAGTCCCGATCCCGGTGGAATTAACCGCTGATTGTCCGGTACCGGCAATCCCCGATCCACTTACGTGGGGTAGCAGCCTGGAATTAAATGAACGGCTGTTAGCTGTGCTGGGGAACTGCAACAGCGATAAAGCTGCTATCCGTAAAATCGAATTCTCCCGTCAAACTAAATAACAATGTCCTGTAGGCGCTGCACTTTTTGTGGTTCGGGGTTACACACTCACGAGAATTGCCCGCATACATGAAGTTAAAGCGCCCGCCATACCAATTTGAGTTTTAACATATGCGCCCGTACTGGGCGCATCAAGGTCATTTATTAAAAGGTGTCAAACACTGGATCCAGGTGCCGGTGTTTTGATAGCAACCGTACAGCACATCCCAGTGAGGTTGTAGCAGTGAGCCAACAATAAAACCTACTACGCCACTGATAATTACGTACCAAAAAACACTTTCTTTAGGTTTTTCGGTTCCATTGATGTGGGCGACAAATCGAGCGAGTTGTCTGCTAATGAGATAGACCAGAATCATAAAAATGACACCGATAACTGTACAAATACCTAATTCAAACATCACAGCCTCCTTGTGTTAGGGAAAATCCCTACGAGTGATAACACACAAAAATGGTTCATGTCTTTAAATTTAATTTGGCTCTACCTTTGCCTCGAAAAGCGATGAATTACTACCAGCGATCACCTTTAGCATGCGCATAGATCAAGAGTTTAAAGAACGCTTGAATATGGGTAAAGCAGGACCAAAAATATCAAGAAAAAAGAAAGAGCAACTGATTCCTACAAGGTAAATTACTTATGTTTTCAAACACTGCACTTATTACATGGGCGTTAATCACGCTCGTTACTGGTTTCGCTGCTGGCTGGCTGATGAGCCTGTTCCGATGGCAAAACAGTCCTGTTAAAGCTGAGGCCGAATCAACAGCAATCCGTGACGGCTGGCACGATGTAGAGCAGCGCTTTCAGGCTCAGATTGACGAGCTCAAAAGCAAACTGGATGAGCAGGCCGTGTCTCAGCCACAGGGGGCGCAAAGTGAAGCGCCAAAAAAGATTTAACCGAAGCCTGGCAAAATGACCGGGATTTACCCATAAAAGAGGAAGTAACGATGTCCGAAGCACTGTATGACAACACCACCGTAACGGCACAACCGGCCACCACAGCAACCGATAAAACTGATGCCGTACTGGCAAAGGTGAAAGAGCTGCTGAAAGTGACAGGCCATGACGTCGATACTGTATTCGACGATGTGGCTTCACTGGCTAAAAAGCTGGCCTAAGCAATCTAGGGCGCATTTAAGTGCGCCCAATAATGCTTACTTAATTTTTGATGATGAATTCGAATGGTTTATCAAGGTACTCGAGCATCATTGCACAGTAAATTTTTACGTCGTAAGAGTATGCATCATGCTTTTTAAGTATTGGTAGGAATTGCTCTTCAATTTCAGCTTTTGCTGACGACTTTTTTTCGGAATCATTAGTTCCAGTGATATAGGCTCGGCCCGAAAAAGTTGTTTCGACTTCCTCTAGCTTTGTCCAGCAAGTCAATTCGGCAATATCATTGCGTACTTTTGCTGCTTTTTCTTGATCACTACTGATAACACTTTGAGCTTTAACAGAGTATGTGAGTAGAAAATTTTGAAACATTAATCAGTCCTTTGTTAACAGTTAACTAAAAATTTGAATTAAGTTGCTATCAATGAGCTAGGACTCACTGATGCTTTTCAATATTGATCATTCTTAAGATTTATTAAAGAGGAATTATGGCAAAACCGGACTGGGGAGACCTTCAGAGTCGGTTCCTGTCCGAGCATGCCAAAACCGGTATTTCCCCTAAAGACTGGTGCGAATCGCAGGGACTGAATTACTCATCTGCGCGGCGTTATATAAAAAAGCCAGTTGCGCAAAATTCTGCGCGGAAAAATAGCGCCATTGTGCGCAAAAGTGAAAATGCGCAGCAGCCAGATATCAATGATGTGCAGGACACTGCGCAGGAATTTGATGTGCGCAGTTATGGCCTAACAGAGCAGCAAATCCGGTTCGTAGAGGAATATCTCATCGACCTCAACCGTACTGCCGCCTATAAGCGTTCTGGGTACAAAGGCGAGGGCAACACTGCCTATGTAAATGCATCACGCATGCTAAGAAATGCTAAGGTCGGCCAGGCTGTAAGGGATGCAATGGATGCTCGCGCAAAGCGCACGCAGATTTCTCAGGATTCAGTGTTGCAATGGTGGTGGGACATAGCGACCGCCGATGCGACACAGCTTACTGAATTGCATCGCTATTGCTGCCGTTACTGCTGGGGCTTTGGTCATAACTACCAGTGGCGGGATATGGTTGAGTTTGAAGAAAAGCGACTGGAGGCAGTCGAGCGCAAACAGCGTGAGCCGAATGATTCTGGTGGTTTCGGCTACGATGCCATGATTGATCCGAACCCTGACTGCCCGCGTTGTAACGGTCTGGGCCTTAGTCGTCCGGTCTTCCACGATACGCGCGATGCTACCGGCGCGGCGCGGCGTTTGTTTGCAGGCATCAAAGAAGGCAAATTCGGCCTTGAGATAATCACGCGCAATCAGGACGAAGCGTTGAAAATGGTGGCTCAACACCTGGGCATGCTGAAATCGAAGACTGAAATAAGCGGGCCAGAAGGCGGACCAATACAGACTGAGCAGGTTAATTTAACGCCTGACGAGGCCGCAGAGCTTTATCGCAAAATGATGGGTTAACTGCAGGAAATAGCGGTTTCGTCACTTTTTTGGGCTATGCATTTTCGGTCCGCTTTTATGCACCGTTTATGCAGTCCTTTTTCAGCTTTTACGCAACGAAATCATCTTGAAATACGCCTTTCGCAACTAACTGCGCGTGAGTGCTGTTTCGCCAGGGCGGGTAATGTCCATTATGTTAAATAGGGCTCAAATCAGCCCTGTTTATAAATTTCTTGATTAGGTTTCATCAATGATGGTTTTTGATGGTCCGTTAGCCTGTACAGAGGCAATTCCGGTTTCAGCGGCCTGTTTCGTAGAGTACATTTCACTTGTGGCAATCACTTTGTGATTCTCCGCCTTAAGAACGAAATAATATTCGCTATCAAGCATATAGTTTTTTGGCACGCTCTTTTTTATGACGTAATAACCCATAGGTATCTCCTTAGTCCGGGGCACATGCGACGGTAACACAATCTCCATTAACAAAACTGTTCAATTGATGCACCTCACTATATTAGGTAAATCTGATGCCGATTCCATTCCCGTTCGATTTTAAGAACCCTGATTACACGCAGGTGTTCGAATGGCGGATGGAGCGGCTACAGCGGATTCGCGCCAATCCCGAAGTGCTGCCCGTGATGAAGGCTTTTTACCGAGACAATCCGGCCCAGTTTATCATCGACTGGGGCATGACGGTGGATCCGCGCAACGTCGAACGCGGTTTGCCTGCCCGCATCCCGTTTCTGCTGTTCCCCAAACAGGAAGAGTGGATACAGTGGTTCGTGGAGCACTGGCGCACCTCAAAGCCCGGTATCACCGAAAAAACGCGTGATATGGGCATGTCCTGGCTGACCGTGGGTATGGCGGCATCGCTGTGCCTGTTCAATCGGGGCATTATTGCCGGGTTCGGTTCGCGTAAAGAGGAGTACGTAGACAAAATCGGTTCGCCTAAGTCGCTGTTTGACAAGGCGCGTAACTTCATTGGCCTGCTGCCCGTTGAGTTTAGGGGCGGCTGGAATCCCAAAGCCCACGCGCCGCACATGCGGATCCTGTTCCCTGAGAATGAATCCGCGATGACAGGTGAAGCCGGTGACGGCATCGGGCGCGGTGACCGTACATCGTTCTATATCGTCGACGAGTCCGCGTTCCTTGAGCGCCCTTATCTGGTAGACGCCTCACTATCGGCAACCACAAACTGCCGTCAGGACATTTCAACGCCCAACGGCATGGCGAACTCATTCGCTGAGCGCCGCCACAGTGGCAAGGTGGACGTGTTTACTTTCCACTGGCGAGATGATCCGCGCAAAGACGATGCCTGGTATAAAAAGCAGTGTGAGGAACTCGACGCTGTGACCGTGGCACAGGAAATCGACATCAACTACAGCGCGTCTGTCGAGGGTGTGCTTATCCCGTCCGCCTGGGTGCAGGCGGCTGTCGATGCTCACATTAAGCTGGGCATCCAGCCCACTGGCCAGCGTATGGGCGCACTCGATGTCGCTGACGAAGGCAAAGACACCAACGCCTTTACGTCTCGTCACGGCTTCCTGCTGGAAGATATCGAAGAATGGTCGGGCAAAGGCGATGACATCTTTGGTACCGTCCAGAGAGCTTTCAGCATTTGCGATCAGCGTCGTCTTGAAATGTACCGCTTCGACTCTGACGGACTCGGGGCGGGTGCGCGCGGCGATGCCCGTGTTATCAACGAGCAGCGCAAAGAGCGGCGGGAACGACAGATTACNCCGCCACGCCATATCGTGGCAGCGGATCACCTGCCAATCCGGAAGATGAAGCGGTACCGGGTGAATATGGCCAGCAGGGCCGGCTAAATAAAGATTTCTTCGCGAATGCCAAGGCGCAGGGCTGGTGGCGGCTGCGCACCCTTTTCCGTAATACCTGGCGTGCCGTCGAAGAAAAGATGCCTTTCAGTCCTGACGAAATCATTTCGATATCAGGCAGCATGCCGCTCAAAAACAAACTTATCGTCGAACTCTCACAGCCCACCTATTCGGTGAACGGCGTGGGCAAAATCGTTGTGGACAAAAAGCCGGACGGCACCAAATCCCCGAACTTGGCTGACTCCGCGATGATTGCCTTCGCCCCGATAGAGTTCACCTCGATGGATATCTGGGATTTACTGGCAAGGGGTAAAAATGGCTCGTAAGAAACGCCCGCGCCAGCACAGTGCGGCACCGACAAAGACGATCGACGGTTACGATAACTTTGTATCCCGTCTGGGCCTCCAGTCCGGCAACCTCAGCGGTCACGGCACCTATATGCCGAACTTCACATCACGTAACCGCGTGCTGCTGGAGTTCGCTTACCGCTCATCATGGATTGTGGGCGCGGCCGTGGACACCATTGCCGATGATATGACGCGCAAGGGCGTCACCATCACGTCGCAGATGGACCACAAGGCAAAAGCCCGACTGACCGGCCGCTGGGAAGAACTGTCACTGTGGGAAGGATTAAGCGACACGATCAAGTGGTCACGCCTTTACGGCGGGGCGGTGGGTGTGCTGCTGATTGACGGTCAGGATATGTCCTCACCCCTTCGTATGGAAACCATCGGTCGCGATCAGTTCAAAGGCATGCTGGTGCTTGACCGCTGGATGCTGAACCAGACCATCACGGAAATTATCACAGAGCCCGGTCCCGACCTGGGCAAGCCAAAATATTATGAGGTGGTGGCCGCGCAAAACGGCATTCCAGCGTGGAAGATTCACCACAGCCGCCTGATCCGCATGGACGGTGTTGGCCTGCCTTACCAGCAGGCGTATACCGAAAACGGCTGGGGCATGTCGGTGGTTGAGCGTCTTTACGATCGCATCATGGCGTTCGACAGCGCATCAACTGGCGCGGCGCAACTGGTGAATAAAGCACATCTGCGCACCTACAGCATTGAAAATCTTCGTCAGATTCTGGGCTTTGCCGATGAACGCGAATCGGTGCTGATGAAGCACATCGACATGATCCGCCTGTTTCAGTCCATCGAAGGCATGACGCTGATGGACAAAAACGACGAATTCCAGACGCACAGCTATTCGTTTGCGGGCCTGTCGGACATCCTTTCACAGTTCGGTGAGCAGATAGCCGGTGCAACAGGTATTCCGCTTATCCGCATGCTGGGACAGTCGCCAGCCGGTTTCAGTACCGGCGAATCTGACCTGGCGAATTACTACGACAACGTGGGTTCGCTGCAGGAACGGCGGGAGCGTCGCCCTGTCCGGCGCCTGTTTGAAATCCTTCACCGCTCTGAGTTCGGCACGCCGCTGCCGGATGATTTCGACTTTGAGTTTAATCCGCTGTGGCAGATGTCAGACACTGACCGCTCCACTGTGGCAAAAAACACGGTTGATACGCTTAATGCGGCCATCGACAGCGGCCTGATGCCGTTGCATGTTGCTATGGCGGAACTGCGCGAATCATCCCGCGTAACGGGCATTGGCTCAAACATCACCGATGAGGATATTGAGAATGCCAAAGGGGCCGAACCGCCGGGGTTCAACGAAGAAAGTGATAACGACGCGCCGGATCCCGAAGCAGGTGCAAATCAGCTACACCACACAGCTACGCAAGATAGCGCGGGCAGTGGGCGACATCGTAAATGGCCGTTACGATGGTTCAAATGACAGCGTTACCGAAATCATGGATGCGCTGGAGCGCTACAGCGAAATCATTGACGGCTGGGCTAATCAGGTCGCCACGGGCTTTGCCGCGTCCATAACGCGGCACAGCGAAAGAGAGTGGCGCGAGAACAGCCAGCAGATCGGCGCTGAGCTGCGTCATGTCATTAACAACACGCCCACCGGCCATGTCATGCGCAGCATCGTTACCGAGCAGGTGAAATACATCAAATCGCTGCCGCTCGAAGCCGCAGGACGCATTTACGACATCCAGAATCGCGCGATTGAAACCATGGCGGCGGGTGGCCGTGCCGATGCGTTTGCGAAAGAAATCGCGGCTTCCGGTGATGTGGCGGCTTCACGGGCAAAACTCATCGCTCGAACCGAGGTCGGACGGGCTGTCACCGCGCTGACGCAGGCGCGAGCAACGGCCAGCGGTTCTGTGGGCTACATCTGGCGAACCGCTCATGATGGTGATGTCCGTCACTCTCATGCCGAAATGGAAGGGAAATTCGTTTACTGGACCAATCCACCTACGCTGGACGGTATGACCGGCCATGCAGGAGCGTTGCCTAACTGCCGCTGCTGGTGTGAGGTAGTTTTCAAAGATTCTGATACATTCTGAATTCCATGAAACATCAGAGGCTTTGATTCACATGCAAACATGGTTCGTTGGTTATGAATATGAGGATCAGTGGGGGAAGATTATTAAAGACAGTCGTTTTATTGAGGCCCCACATGTACATAGTTTGAGAGCAGAAATTAATACAATTAAGTTCGATCATGACAGAAATTGTTTGGGCTGTGGAAAATTAATCATAACCACCGTCAACTTAATCTGAACTTACCCACCGTACAAGGCCGCTAATCAGCGGCTTTTTTTATGCCTGAATTTCGCAGGTGGACAATGAAATATTTCTTTAATACCCGGCTCGGGCCTAACCGTTACCTGCTGGGCGATGGCTCGTTGCTGTGTAAAGACGTGCCGATCGCCCGCCTGGGAGACCAGGCCTACCGCGCAGAGGATTTGCCGGAACTCACGCCCGACGATGACGGGGAAATTATCGTCACCCGTTCAGCCGATGAGGTGTTTTCACCCGAGGCGATGGCGTCGTTTGAAGGTATGACCGTGGTGATCCTCCATCCCGAGGATGAGGCGGGCGACATCCTTTTTGTGGACCCGGCCAACTGGCGACAACTCGCCATTGGTCATGCTGCCAGCGTCCGGCGCGGTCAGGGTGACCAGGCAGACCTTCTGATTGCCGATCTCGTCATAAAAGACGCCCTGGGCATTCAGGCAATCAACGATGGCCTTCGTCAGGTCTCCTGTGGCTACAACGCAGAGTATGACGAAACCGCTCCCGGACGGGCTAATCAGTATGACATCCGGGGTAATCACATCGCGCTTGTTCCTAATGGGCGGGCCGGTATTCGCTGTTCAATAGGAGATGCAATAAGCATGGCAAGTAAAGCAAAGCAGTGGTTATCCAGCCTGCGTAAGGCGGTGAAAACCAGAGATTCAGCGGCTGCCGAAGAGTTGCTGAATAACGCACCGGCCAACATGGTCGGTGATGACGATGACGACGGCGTAACCACGGTGGTGGTGAAAGTGGAAGGGCCGGATACGGCTGTTCCGCCTGTCGCGCCCGCGAACGCTGTTGCTGATGAAAGCAGTGACATCGAAACGCGCATTGCCGCTATCGAAGCCGCTGTGAAAGCGCTGACAGACAAGATGGCACCCCCAACGGGTGATGCTGAGGACGACGACGAGAAAAAAGAAGAGAAGAAGATGACCGGCGATGCCGGCTATCAGCAGGACGTTCTCTCACGTGCAGAACTCATCCTGCCGGGTTTCTCGCTGCCAGAAGGCTCAAAAATGGGCACGCTCAAGCGCGAAGTGCTGGGCGCTGCGCTGCGCACCGCTGACGGCCTGAAACTCATCGAACCGCTGTCAGGTAAAAATCCTGATTTCGCAAAAATGAGCATGGCAACCGTGGACAGCATCTTTAACGGCGCGTCTGAACTGGCAAAAAGCCGCAATAACAGCGGCCTGAGCCTGGCGGTATTCACCGCAAATTCGCAGTCCGGAGACGTGGCCGCGCTGAATGAGAAAAACAAAGATTTCTGGGCTAAGAAGGGGGCCAAATAATGACAGGTCAGTCTATTTATCTAACGCAGCCGTTCAGCTACCCCGGTGCGCTCACCCGGCCGAATCATTCAACGGTAGAGCCTGTCGTGATGGACACCACCAACCCGTTCGCCGGCGACGGCCTGCCGGGTAAAAAAGTTAACGGCAAGTTTGTTCCTCTGGCGGCCGGTGACACCGCCGCCGTGCTGTACGGCATCCGCGTGCGCTCCTATCCGTTCACGTCTGACAAAGACCTGGCCCGTCAACTGACTAACCCGGCGAACTACACCGGCGATGCGCTGGTGCGTGGCTATATCGGCGTCAAAGTGAATGCCGGTACTGTGGCGGACAACGGGGCGGTTTACATCCGCGTGGGCGGTGCAACGGCAACACAGCCGATCGGCGGTTTTGAAGCCGTGGCGGATGCCACCGCAGCCAATACCGTGCTGGTGACCAACGCGCACTTTATCGGTACCACCGACGCCAACGGCATCGCCGAACTGGCATTCAATATTTAAGGAAAGCACTGAATATGATCACCTACGACCGACAGACCATCGATAATTCCGGTGCGTTCCTGATTGGGCAACTGGAGCGTTTCGATCCGGTTCTCAACATGCCGCTGCTGGCGTACACGTGGAGCCGTGACGTTGACCTGCGCGAAGACGTCTCCATTGCTGACGAAATGTCGAGCTTCTCAAACAGCAGTTTTGCTGCACCCAGTTCCGTGGGTACCGAAGGCGAATCGTGGATCAGCAACAGCACTAACGTGATTGCCGGTGTGGATCTGGATATCCAGAAAACCACGCTGCCACTGACGCCCTGGTCGCGCCAGCTGTCATGGACGGTTTTCGAACTGGCCTCCGCGCTGCAGATGGGACGCCCGATTGACTCCCAGAAGCTGGAAGCGATGAACCAGACCTACCAGCTGAACGTTGACCGTCAGGTTTACGTGGGCAGCACCATCCTGGGTGTGAAAGGGCTGTTTAACCAGGCGGGCGTTAAGGTCATCAACGCCGCGAAGACGTGGGCCAGCAGCACGGCGATGGAAATTGTTAAATCCATCAATGACGGGCTCACCACGGCCTGGAAACAGACCGGGCGCGCCGTGGTACCGGATTCGCTGCGCCTGCCGCCTGATCAGTATGCGTTGCTGTCCAGCATCATCGTTTCCGATGCCGGTAACCGTTCGCTGCTGGACTACCTGAGCGAAAACACCATCGCCTACAAGCAGAACGGCAAGCCGCTGGACATTCAGCCGGTGAAATGGCTGGAAGCGGGCGCGATGCAGAACGTTAACCGCATGGTGTTCTACACCAAAGACCGCAAGTACGTTCAGTTCCCGCTGGTGCCGCTGCAGCGTACCCCGATGGAATACCGCGATCTGCGCCAGCTGGTGACCTATTACAGCAAGGTGGGTGCGGTCGAGCTGCGTTACAGCGACACCATGCTGTACGTGGACGGTATCTGACAACCGGCCCCGCAGGGGGCCTTTTCTTTCAGGAAAATCCATGAAACGAATCCGCGTACATACCCCTTTTACGTTCAACGACACCGATTACACCAAAACGGATTTTGATGTCGGCGTTCATAACGTGAAAAACGACATTGCCGATCACTGGTTTACGCTGCGTCATGCCGAAGTGCTGGATAAGACAGACAACGGCAGTGACGGGGCGAACCAGGGCAAAATCGACGAGCTGAATGCCAAAATTGCTGAGCTGACCACTCAGAATACTGAGTTAACGGCTAAAAACGGAGATCTGACCGCGCAGGTCACAGCCGCTGCCGAAGGTCTGACCGAGCGTAATGCGCTTATCGAAGAGCAGAAGCAGAAAATTGCTGAGCTGACGGAGCAGGTCAATGGAGCTAAAAAACAGTAATCTCCCGACCGTCGAGCAGTTCCGCACCGATTTCCCGCAGTTCAATAACTCAACCCTCTATCCCGATACCCAGGTCCAGTTCCGGCTGAATCTGGCTGAAATCCAGTTGGATCAGAACCGGCTCGGGCGTCTTTTCCCGTATCTGGTGGAACTGTTCGTCGCGCATTACCTCACGCTGCAGGCGGGTGACAACCGTTCCGCAGCACTGGGGCGTGCGGGTGGCTCCAGTAGCGGGATCGTTTCATCGAAATCCGTGGATAAGGTGAGCGTGAGTTATGACAACGCATCAACGCTCAACCCTGCCGCGGGCTTCTGGAACAACACACGTTACGGCGCTGAGTTTTACCAGACAATCTGCATGTTCGGTGCGGGAGGGCGGCAACTGTGAAATCCGGCCTTGTGCTCCGTGCGGACAATGCTCAGGCGGTGCTTGATGCGCTCAAAACGCTGGGCAACCGTGATGTGCTGGTGGGTATTCCGTCTGACCGTGCCGAACGTTCAGACGGGATGGAAATCAACAACGCCGAACTGGGTTACCTGCACAGCTTTGGCGGCACCATCCGCGTGCCGGAGCACATGACCACCGTTTACCGCCAGATTGCTGACGATGGCAGTTTCAAACGCAACGGGCAGTTTGTGCAGCAGGCGAAAAGCAATTTTGCCACGCAGCATAAAGTCGCCGCCTACAACGTACAGCTGCCGCCGCGTCCGTTTCTGCACATGGGGGTGGCGCAGTCGCGCAAAAAGGTGGCTGCGCTGATGAAGCAGGCGGCCTTTGAAGTCCTGAGCGGTAATACGTCCGCTGCCGAAGCGATGCTGAACCGCGCAGGGGCTGAGGCGGTAAATGCTGCCAGAAACGTCATCACGGCCGGTGACCAGCTTACCCCGCTTGCCGAAGCCACGCTACGCGCCCGCCGCAGCCGGGGCCGCAGCGGCACAAAACCACTGTATGACACCGGGCAACTGCTCCGCTCGATCACCTACGTTGTGAGGGATAAAAATGCCGGATCTTGACGTAACAGACATTCTTTTCGATCCCGACTTCTGCGACACCACCTTAGTTGTAAAGCGCCGCAGCATGGCCGTGAATGATGACGGGTTCGGGAAAAATACCGTCACCAGTTCCCCGTTTGCGGGCGTAGTGACGGTGGACAAGTCGCTGGAAAGCCGCAGGCTTGAGGCGGGGCAGGTGGTGCATGGTGCAATCCTGATCGTCACCACCGAACGCCTGACGCAGGGCCAGACCGGGCGGGATGCGGACATTGTGACGTACCAGGGGCGCGATTACCGCGTGTCGTTTGTCGATCCGTACACCGCATACGGCGCGGGCTTCGTTCAGGCGCACTGCGAACTGTTGCCGTTTGACGGAGGTACGCCCGTTGAGCAGTAACACCACCGGCCAGCCCGGCTGGCTCACCCCGCAGCAGGCCGCGACTGACTACGATACGCCGCTGGACGTGCACCTGAGTCAGTGGATCCGCAACTTGTCAGGGCTGGCAGCCGGGCGCGTCATTGCCCGCTGGCAGCCTGACCAGCCCGCCATTCCCCCGGCTGATGTTAACTGGTGTGCATTCGGCGTGACGGGCATTGCTGCTGATGCCGGTCCCGCGTTCGTTAACCAGACTGACGCTACCGCCGAACAGTGGCGGCATGAGCTGGTGGAGTGCCTTGCTTCCTTTTACGGGCCAGCAGGCCAGCAGGTCGCCGCGCAGTTTCGGGACGGGCTCGCCGTAAATCAGAACAACGACACGCTGGGCCAGTGGGGATTAACCCTGGCGGACTGCGACAGCATCCGGCCCGCGCCGGAACTCATTAACAACCAGTGGGTACGCCGTTACGACGTGATGGTTCGCCTGCGCCGCAAAGTCATCAGCACCTGGGGCATCCAGTCGCTGACCGACGCCCCTTTCAGTATTTCAGGAGAATAACCCATGCCGCAGGGCTTACCCGTTTCAAACGTTGCCAGCGTGGACATCATTATGTCGCCGAGGGCGGCGGCAGGCCGTAACTTTGGCTCACTGCTCATCTTGGGTAGCGCGACCATCATTCCGCTGACCGAACGTATCCGCCTGTATACCTCGGCGGCCAGCATCGGAACTGACTTCGGTACCAGCAGTGAGGAATACCTTGCCGCCGTGGCGTACTTCTCACAGTCGCCGACGCCTTCGCAGGTGTATGTCGGTCGCTGGGCGAAAACGCTGGCAGCGGCCGAGGTCGGTAAGGTTGAGACCTTACTTGATGGTGTAAATGCCTGCCTGGGCTTTACCAACTGGTACGGTCTCGGCGTAACGTATGACGCCGATCGTAAAGACGACGACCTGTTGCCGGTATGCGCTGCGATTGAGTCCTCATCGTTAAGCCGTATTCTTGCCGTTACCACGAAAAACACCGATGCGCTGCTCACTCCAGTGAACACCGATATCGCGTCAAAAGTGAAAGCGGCGAAATACAGCCGCACGTTCGTGCAGTATTCATCCACCAGTAATTACGGGGCAATTTCGGCGTTTGGCCGTGCGTTTACCGTGGATTTTAATGGGTTCGGTACCACCATCACGCTGAAATTCAAGCAGGAACCCGGCATCACCTATGAAAGCCTGACGCCTGCACAGGCGGCCGCGCTGGATGCGAAGAACTGCAACGTTTACGTGTACTACGCCAACGACACGGCCATTCTGCAGCAGGGCGTCATGGGGAACGGCGATTTCTTCGACGAGCGCCACGGCCTCGACTGGCTCCAGAACTATGTGCAGACCAACCTCTTTAACCTGCTGTACACCAGCGGAACGAAGGTGCCGCAGACCGATGCGGGCAACACGCGCATCATGGCGGATGTGGAAGCCTCGATGGACCAGGCGGTGAACAACGGTCTTATTGCGCCCGGCGTCTGGAACGGCGGCCAGATTGGCCAGCTTTCGCCGGGCGATACCCTGACCAAAGGGTATTACGTCTACATGCCCGCGATTTCGTCTCAGGCACAGGCTGAACGCGAAGCGCGCAAGTCGGTGCCGGTTCAGGTGGCCTGTAAGCTGGCGGGAGCAATCCATTACGCCAGCGTTCAGATTAACGTCATGCGCTGAGGAAAATAATCAATGAGTGGTGCATACAGTTTTATGGATATCACGGCCTCGCTGACGGGGCCGACCGGCGTTATCGATCTGGGTTACGGTTCCGCAAACTCTGACGAGGGGATCGTGGTCACCATGTCGGAGGCCAAAAACACCATGACGATCGGCGCTGACGGTGAGGTGATGCACAGTCTGCATGCAGGCAAAGCCGGGACCGTCACCGTCAACCTGCAGAAAACGTCACCCGTGAACAAGAAACTGTCCCTGATGTACAACGCGCAGTCGGTTTCGTCCGCGCTGTGGGGCAATAACGTGATCGTCCTGCGTAACAAGGCATCCGGTGACATCGTGACCGCACGCGCCTGCGCGTTTCAGAAACAGCCAGACTGGAACAACCCGAAAGTGGCCGGCAACGTCTCCTGGGTGTTTGATGCGGGCAAAATCGACGAAATCTTAGGGGAGTTCTGATCATGCAGTTTGAAATTAAAGGCATCCGCTACAGCGCTCACAAGCTGAGTGTGTTCGACCAGCTTAAAGTGTCCCGCAAGCTGCTGCCGGTGCTGGCCGGTATGCTGGGAGATTTTCAGGCGCTGCGTGAATCGTCACAGGGCGGCAACGTCAACAGCACCATCGAAACGGTGCTGCCAAAGATTGCCGATGCGGTGGCGGGGCTCAGTGAAGAAGACACCAACGCGATCATCTTTCCGTGCCTGGCAGTGGTACAACGTGCGCACGGCAAAGACCGCTGGGTGCCGGTAATGCAGGGCAACGATCTGGCGTTCGATGACATTGACCTGTTCAGCATGCTGCAGATTGTCGGTCGCGTGGTGGGCGACAGCCTGGGAAATTTTTTGCCCGCACCCCCAGAGAAAGGGACGGAGGGCCAGCAGCCACAGGGCTGACGCTCGACACGTTGCCGGACGGTACCGAAATGATCTGGAAGGTGGCAAAGGCTTTCCGGATCGACTTCAAAGACCTTGAATCGGGCGCCGTCGATTTGTGTCGTATTGCCGAGGGTGCTGATTATCTCGGACTTGAAGAAGACAACGAAGCCCGCATAGCCCGCTGGAGAGCCGATAATGAACGCTGATGTTATCAAGGATTTTTTAATCTCCCTGGGCTTTCAGGTGGACGAGTCCGGCGCGAAAAAGTTTGACGCCACGATAGCGGCCACCACGCTGCAGGCGGTAAAGCTGGGCGCAGCGGTAGAGGCGGCGGCGCTGTCGGTGGTGGCGTTTACGGCGAAAATAGCCAGCGGCCTGGACAACCTCTACTGGATGTCGCAGCGCACCGGGGCAACGGTTGCGGGCATTCAGCAGATCGGCTTTGCCGTGTCGCAGCTGGGCGGGACCGTTGACGGAGCGCGGTCATCGCTGGAAAGCCTCGCCCATTTCATGCGCAACAATCCCGGCGCTGAGGGCTTTCTCAACCGCCTGGGCGTGCAGACGCGGGACGCCAGCGGCAACATGCGCGACATGGCCAGCATTTTTACGGGCGTCGGCGATAAGCTGCGCAATATGCCGTATTACCGCGCCAACCAGTACGCGCAGATGCTGGGTATAGATGAAAACACGCTGATGGCAATGCGCCGTGGCGTGGGCCAGTTTTCCGCGCAGTATACGCAGATGGCAAAGGCCATTGGCTATAACGCCGATGCGGCCGCCATGAGCTCTAACCGTTTTATGACCTCTCTGCGGTCATTCGGTGAAATGGCGGGCATGGCGCGGGATAAAATCGGCTCAAACCTTGCGGGCGGTCTGGCGGGCTCCATCGACAGCCTGCGCAAACAGGTCATCGATAATTTCCCGAAAATTGAAGCGGCGCTGATGGGCGGGATAAAACTCATCCTCTGGCTGGCTGACACTATCGGGAAGGTGGTTTTCCGGCTCATTGAGGCTGCGGGCGACATCCGGGACTGGTGGAATACGCTGGACAAGAGCACGCGCCAGCTAATTGAGATTTTCGGCGGCCTGGTGGTTGCCTGGCGCGTGCTGAATTCTGCTTTTCTGATGTCGCCAGTGGGGATCGTCACCGCGTTAGGCCTGGCCATCTTCGCGCTTTATGACGATTACAGGGTGTGGAAGGAAGGCGGAAAAAGCCTGATTGACTGGAAAAAGTGGCAGCCGGATGTTGACGCTGCCTTGAAAGCCATAAAGGAACTGAAATCGTCGCTAAGGGACGCGGGCGATCAGGTTGCGCGCCTGCTCAATATCGACCTTAAAAACTGGACGCTGAAAAGTGACATTGCCAGCCTGACAAAGCAGTTTGGCGAATTCGGTAAAATGCTGTCGATGATCGGCGACATGCTAAGTGCCATTAACGAGGGCCGCTGGTCTGATGCCGCCCGCATTGGCAGTCAGATACTGCACCAGGGTAAAGAAAATCCCGATGCGCTGCCTGTCGTTTCGTCGAGCGCAAACAATGCCGCCGACTGGTTTAAAGACAAAACCGGCTTTGATCCGCGCAGCATCGGCCAGACCGTTAATGGCTGGTTCGGTGACGGCAAGCGTCCGCAGCCAACCAAAGACGGTGCCGCGCTGCTTGGCTGGATGCAACCGGCGATGCAAAGGCTTGAACAGATTTACCGGCTGCCGGAAGGTTTGCTGCGCAGTGTGGCAATAGCCGAATCATCCGGCAATCCCAACGCCGTTTCCGGTGCCGGTGCGCAGGGGCTTTTTCAGCTGATGCCGGGTACCGGCCGCGATATGGGGCTGGCCCGTGGTGAAGCCTTCGATCCGATTAAATCAGCACAGGCGGCAGCAAAATACCTTTCTCAGTTGCTGAAAGCCAATGGTGGTGACCTGACCAAAGCGCTTGCTTCCTATAACTGGGGGCTGGGCAACGTCCAGAAATATGGCATGGCGCTGATGCCGCAGGAAACGCGCAACTACGTTCCCCGCGTGCTCAGCAATATGCCGGGCGGTGCCTCTATGCATCAGGAAACGGTCATCAATATTCACGGCGTTTCGGACCCGCGCGAGGCAGGTAATATTATTGCCGACAAACAGAACCAGGTTAATTCACGCGCGACACAGCAGATGAACAGGGGTAACTGATGGACATTCTCTCGGTACTGCTGCATCAGCGGTCGCGGAAAATTGGCATCATCATCCCCGATGTTGTCATCAGCGAAAAGCACAGTGACGTGCTGGAGATAACCGAACATCCCGTTGAACGGGTGACATCTGAGGCCGCAGGCGCAAGCGCTGACGGCGCAGGATTTGTTGCCGATCATGCCTACCGGCGTGCCTCTGAACTGGTCATGGAAATTGGCTTTTCCGGGGGCGGTTCGGTTCTGGATCTGCTTAACACCTCAGCTATCGGCCTTTCGCTGGGTAGCAGCCCTAAAGAAATGTATGCCAAGTTGCTTGATCTGCAGCGCTCCCGTCAGCCGTTCGACGTGGTAACCGGCAAGCGGCTTTACAGCAACATGTTGATCCGCGTGCTGGACGTCACCACGGACAAAGCAACGGAAAATGTGCTGATGGCCACGCTGACGCTTCGCGAAGTCATCACCACGCAGGCGCAGACCATTAAAGGCGCACCAAAGGAAAACATGACGCTGGGTGCTAACACCAGCGCGGTTCAGGACAGCGGCGTCAAAACGCCTAAACAGCCGTCTGAATCCATCCTGAGATCGGCAGTATCCGCAGCGAAAGGGCTTTTTTCATGACCATCACCGAAATGCCGTTACAGTCTCAGAACCAGACATTCAGCACCACGATAGCGGGCAGCCTCTATAAGGTCACCTTTATCTGGCGTGCCGGTTGCTGGTATATGGATTTAAGCGACAGCACGGGGGCGCTGATAGCGGGCGGCATTCCGCTGGTGACCGGCGCTGACCTGCTGGCGCAATATGCGTATCTGAATCTGGGCTTTTCGCTGTACGTGGTCTGCGATGATGAAGAGCAGGATTATCCCGGCGAGAACGACCTCGGGATCCGCAGTCACCTTTTTATCCGCACGGAGTGAAGAATGTCACAGAACTGGATGCGCCATTTTGAATTACAGCTGCTGAATGACAAGGGCGACGGGATAGCGCTTACCGATCTGAAAGTGACCTTTAATATTCAGAAGATGCCCGCGACGATTTTTAACGGATTCGTGGGCGACTTTAAAATTTACAACCTGTCACCGGCCACGCAGAACCGCATCATGTCGCAGGAATTCACCCGCATTCAGGTGATTGCCGGTTATAACGGTAACCCTGATGAAGCGGGTAATTATCCCGACCGCAATATCGGCATGATTTTTAACGGCGACATCCGTTTCACCGTGGCCGGTAAAGACAACGTTACCGACTCCTGGCTGTTGCTGCAGTGTATTGATGGCTGGCGGGGACATTTATATGCGTCCGTCCGAACAACCGTGGCTGCCGGCTGGAAATATTCAGACCTGTTCGAAGCGGGGATGAAGACGTATCAGCCGTATGGCATTACAGCCGGATCGGTACCCGATTTCCCTGATACGGTTTTCCCCCGCGGGCGCGTGCTGGTGGGCAACACCTCTGATGTGATGTACGGCATCGCCAGAAAGTGCCAGGCCAACTGGTGGTATGAAAATAATCAGGTGAACATTGTTCCTGAGTCGAAATATATCGACGAGGTGGTGGTACTTAACTCCAGTACCGGCCTGATCGGGATGCCACAGCAGACGATGGGGGCAGGGGTAAACGTCCGATGCCTGATTAATCCGGCCATCAAGCTGGGCGGTCTGGTTCGCCTCGATCAGGCATCAGTCTATCGCGTGGCTCTCAGTAATGAGCAAATCGGGATGTCGCCCGCCAGGCTGAGTGAAAGCGCCAATAATGGTAAATTGACCGTTGACGGGCTCACAGGTTCACAACCGGCATCTATCAACACCGATGGTGATTACACAGTAGGCAGCATTGATTATACTGGTGATACACGTGGGCAGAACTGGTACATGGACCTGCTCTGCTTAGCTAAGGGAAGCGCGGATCTTCAGTCATCAAGCACAATAAGCAAGGGCATTTTCAACTGATGAAATCTAAGATGGTCGTTACTGCATTACTAATGGCTGCATCATTCAGCGCATTAAGTGAGCCAATTATGCAATGTGGTCCGTTCGACATATCATCAAGCGATGATGGTTTTGCTCACATCAACGGTCAGCGACCAGAAACGCAGAAGTTTACTTTTTTGAAAGCTAAAGATAACTACTCAAACGTTAAGTATCAATGGATGCTACCAGACCCGAACGTGGGTCGCTGGCTGGGCATTGACTACGTAAAGCGCAATGGAAAAGCGATTCTCAACGTCGAAGTGATCCGCAAGAACATGGACGAGCCGCGGCAGTTATGGACTTACGATTGTAAACGGGTTAAATGATCGATTCGTTTTAGTATTGAAAGATTAAAGGTTAATTTCATGTCGCAATATAATCCTCTGAATGATTTTGTTGAACCTGATTTCAAAAGTTTACTGGCTGGAGTTGATATAGAGTTGGTTTTTTCTTTTTTTAACTATTTCTCAAGATTTGAACACGCACTTAAAATGTGTGGTTATAAAAAAGTAGATTCTCAAGGATTTTTGACAGGTGTTGACTGGCGCTCTTTTGAGCCGGATATCAGTTTCCCTACTCATGTAGAAGAAGTAGACAAAGCGATTTCATATCTTTGTGAAAACCCCGTTAAAAGACAGCGAGAAAATCTTTTTTGGCGGGAAGTTGAAGCTATTACACCACCAACCTTTAGAGATGCGCTTAGGCAAATCCCTTATATTAGAAATAATCTTTTTCACGGTAGTAAGTATTTACGGCCTGATTCAGCAAGAGATAACCGTTTATTGAGCGCTGCAATAATCTTGATTAAATGCTGTCTTATTAGTAATCAAGATCTCCACTATGAATTTGACCCATCCTATCGATAAAAATTTGAACCAGCCCGCTTCGGCGGGTTTTTTTATTGCCTTTTAACGAAGGGGATAATGTCTTCCAACGCCTTCTTTAGGATTTCAGGGCTATGAAAAACATAGAATCCATTATCATCTCTATTTCCACAATCCTCCTGGGCTTGTTGGTAGTTAGCCCAAGCTTTGCTAAGAGCGTTCCTTCTGCTCTTTTTAGTGACATCCATAAGAGTGTCGTATTCCGTGACGGTGATATTTCCATGATAATTAGGGATTTCTCCACGCTCAATAATTCTGAGATGATTCCTGATTTTGTCTCTCACCACATCTGCGATGAGGTTAAACTCCTTTCGAGTGTCTCTACCAAGAGAGAATCTGTGACCTATATAAGCCCCACAAAAGAAACAGGCCGCACTCCAGAGTGCCGTAAGTATGAATGTCGCCAAGGGCTTACCGACCAAGAGTGGGAAAAGGGCTTCCATATGTTTTTCCTTTATTTTTTTGTGATTCCATTCCTGAGCACTCTTGCGGGCATAATAGCGGGAATCAGTGGCTGGATCAGATTTAGCTAAAAGAACATATAACAACGAAATCAGTGACTAATAAACCCTGATATTCAAACAGTACTCGCTTCGGCGGTTTTTTATGCGCGGAGAAATGCAAATGCCCGTTTCGTTAAATTCTCAGATCGGCAGCAGTGAGCACATGAGTTCTCAGCTTTACAACACCATTTTTTCAATGTTGCGCGTGTCATTACCCGGAATTGTCCAGTCTTTCGATCCGGTTACTTGTACCTGTACGGTTCAGCCTGCTATTGCAGGTCAGGGAGTAGATGAAAAAGGGCAGAGTCAGTCAGCGCCACTACCATTGCTTACTGATGTGCCGGTTATCTTTCCACGCGGCGGTGGCTGCACCATCACTTTCCCGGTAAAAGCCGGCGACGAATGCCTGGTGGTGTTTTCCGATCGCTGTATCGATTTCTGGTGGCAGAATGGCGGCGTTCAGGAACCCGTTGATCCGCGTCAGCATGATTTATCCGATGCCTTTGCTTTTATTGGCCCACAGTCACAGGCGCAGAAAATATCCGGCATCAGCACCACATCCGTGCAGGTTCGCACCGATGATGGCAGCAGCTTTATCGAACTGATGCAGGGCGGCAATGTAAACATCACCACGCCACTGCTTACAGTGAATGGTAACGTTCAGGTCAACGGTGCAGTGAAATCTACCGGCGACCAGGTGGCGAAGGGCATCAGCCAGACCGGACACGTTCACTCTGGCGTTCAGTCGGGCAGCAGTCAGACAGGCGGCCCGCAATGAGATACCGACGCGAAGACGACGACGGCGACTATACGTTTGGCCGTGGCGATGACACCTGGCTTATTAATTCACCCGAGGCGGTGGCGCAGGCTGTAAAAACGCGCTTCCTGCTCTGGTACGGTCAGTGGTTTCTTGATACCACGGCGGGAACCCCATGGATACAGTCGGTACTCGGTAAGCAGAAGCCAGAAACGTACAGCCTAGCCATACGCCAGCGCATCCTTGAGACTCAGGGCGTTAAATCCCTCATCTCTTTCGACACCAATCTTAACACCACCAGTCGCCGGGTAATCTTCACCGCGACGATTGACACCATTTACGGGACGACCACCGTTACAAGCGAGGCTTAATGGCTCTCAACCTAGACACGCTGGGGCTATCGGCAACGGTAACCGCCCAGGGCATCAGTGCGCCTGCTTATCAGACCATCCTCACCACCATCACCGGCTACTTTCAGCAGATTTACGGTACCGATGCCTATCTGGATCCGGACAGCAAAGACGGTCAGATGGTGGCGCTGGTGTCGCTGGCCATTCATGACGCCAACAACACCGCCATTGCGGTTTACAACTCGTTTTCGCCGTCAACAGGTATGACGGACGCGCTTTCACGGAACGTTAAAATTAACGGTATCAGCCGCCGTGCGGCCACGAACTCAACCGCTGACCTGACTCTGGTCGGTACGGCGGGTACCACGATTACCAACGGTTCGGTTAAGGACGCCAACGGCATTATCTGGAACCTGCCTGCGAGCGTGACTATCGGCCCGGGCGGTACCGTGACCGCCACTTCCACCTGTTCGGTTTCGGGCGCTGTCGCTGCTGTGGCGGGCTCGGTCAGTAAAATTAACACGCCCACGCGCGGCTGGCTGAGCGTGACCAATGTGTCAGCCGCCACGGTGGGCAGCGCAGCAGAAACGGACTCAGAGCTACGTATCCGTCAGCGGCAAAGCGTTGCGCTTCCGTCCCTGACGCCTTTTGCAGCGTTAGATGGGGCAATTGCGAACGTTACCGGCGTGACACGTCACAAACTCTATGAAAACGACACCGGAAGTCAGGATGCAAACGGACTGCCTGCACACTCCGTTGCGGCAATTGTGGACGGTGGGGACATTAACGCCATTGCTCAGGTCATTCAGGGTAAAAAGGGACAGGGCGTCGCCACTTTTGGCAGCACCTCCGTAACAGTGCCTGACGCGTGGCAAAACCCCCACATTATCAGTTTTTCAAGGTCATCACCGGTACCCGTTTTTGTGGCCATCACGCTTAAGGTGTTTCAGGGCTACACGACGCAGGTCGGCAATGACATCAAAAAAGCGATTGTTGATTACGTTAATTCTCTGGATATAGGCGATGACCTGTTACTGAGTCGCGTTTATTCCCCGGCAAATCTGGGCGTGGTGAGCGGAGGGGAAAGCCAGTATTACGACATCAACAGCCTGCAGATCGGGCGTTCGGCGGCAACGGTCGCACCGGCCAATATCGTGACGGCGTTTAACGAGGCCGTGACCTGTTCAGTGGATAACATCACTGTCACGGTGGCGTCATGAGCAAATACACCGACCTGATAACCAATTATCACCGGACAAAGCCACTTTTCACACAGCACGTGGATCTGTCCACAAGACCCTTGACGGATGCCGCCAGCGCCATGGATGGGCTACTGACGGCCTTCGATATCGATCAGGCCGCGGGCGTGCAGCTGGACATACTCGGGGAATGGATTGGCCGTAGCCGCACGGTGGCCGTGCCTATCTCAGGGGTTTATTTCTCCTTTGATACGGATGGTCTGGGCTGGGATCAGGGTGTCTGGCAGGGACCGTATGATCCGGACAGCGGTTATACCCGCCTCAGTGATGAAACCTACCGAATTATCCTCAAAGCAAAAATCGCCATTAACAACTGGGACGGCACCAACGGTTCGTTAAAAGGGATCCTGGATAACGCGCTGGCCGGTTCCGGCCTGACGATGCAGATCGTTGACGGACAGGACATGACGGTCGGGCTGTGGGTGTTTCCTGAAAAGGATCTCAGCCTGGTGTCGAGGGAACTTATCGCGGCCATCCGTCAGGGTTATCTGACAGTAAAAGCGGCGGGCGTTTATGCAGGCAGCATTCAAATCCCCTCAGTAATTACGCCGTCTGAGGGAAGTACTTTTTTTGGGTTCGATATGGATAACCAGTTTATATCGGGCTTCGACAGTGGTTCATGGGAGAAACAACTCTGATGGCAGCAAACAATTTTAAACCATTTGCGACCGGGGCAAACGCAAACGTCACGGCTCAGGCAGATTATGAAAATCTGGCTGCGCTGGCCACCGGGTTTCAGTCAGGTAAGGCATCATCTGCGCAGATCAATAAGGCAATCCGTCAGGCATCTTTCGTAGCAGCAGCAATTGCTCAGAATATCGCGAATAAGACCAGCTCTGACGTGCTCGACAATGGTGATGTAAACGGATTTGTTCAGCTTTTCATCAACGCGCTGACAAAGGATTTTCAAATCGTCAACGCGAACCTGAATGCCCTGTCTGGCCTGCAGTCGGACGCCGACAAGGTTCCTTATTTTATCGGCAAAAACGCTGCTGCGATGACCGCTTTTACGCAGACTGGGCGGGATATTGTCGGGAAAAACAGTACTGGCGACGTTATTACCTATCTCGGTCTGGGGCAGCTTTATCAGTCGCTCAACCAGAACCTTATCGCCTTATCCGGTTTGAATTCCGATACCGACACGCTGCCCTACTTTTTTGGCCCTAACAAGGCAGCTATCACCGCATTTACTGCCTTTGCACGCGACATCGTAGGTAAAAAGAGTACAGCAGAGCTGTTCAGCTATCTGGGAATCGGCACGGCGGCGAACAAAAACGCCGGCAACGGCAGCGGCCAGCTACCGGATATGTCGTTTTTCGACAGCAACTTTGGCGTTAACGGATACCAGAAACTCCCGTCCGGTTTGATTATCCAGTGGGGCAGCGCACCGGCAACAATCGGTACGCTGAGTACAAAAGCCTACCCGATACAGTTTCCTAACGCCGCGTTGCATGTCGTACTGACGCACAACGTTGCCAACGACGCGAACGGGATTGGCATCAGTGGCGCTGACGTGAGCTCGTCGAATACGAGCCAGTTCACCTATAAACCGCAGGGTATCCAGATCAGCGGCAACTCTGTGAGCGCGGCTTCGGCTGGTTCAGGCGCGATCACTTTTCACTTTCTGGCAATAGGGTACTGATATGGGAAATATGTTTTTTAGCGCCAGCCGCATGGCGTTCTGCCCGGAAGACATGAAGCCGGACTATGAGAAGGGCGTGGGCTGGCCACAGGACGCGGTAGAGGTGACGGATGATGCCTGGCATGAATTTATATCAGTGCCGCCCGAGGGAAAAATTCTCGGTTCAACGGGTGAGGGGATGCCCTACTGGGTGGATAAGCCTGCGCCCACGCAGGAAGAAATTCTGGCCCAGGCTGCAAATGACAAACTGGTAAAAATCTCTCGGGCCAATGACTTCATGAACACACGTCAGTGGCCTGGCAAGGCGGCGCTGGGACGTCTGAAAGGGGATGACCTGACGGCCTATAACAAGTGGCTGGATTATCTGGACGCCGTGAATGAGGTGGATACAACTAAAGCGCCAAATATTACCTGGCCTCAAAAACCAGCATAGAAAAGCCCGGCGACCGGGCAATGACTTAGCCACTCTTATCTAAGCAGGTCTATGGCATCTATTATTAAGGGATTACTCTTATGATTTTAAGATGAAAATTTACAATATCATCCTTCAAAAACAACCCACTCATCACCGGATCAGGGAACCCTTCCATTCGTTTCACTCTTGTCCTGCGGTCCCTGCTGTTCCAGTTACGTATAGTTTTGACTGATCGCCTAAAGTACGCGGCCACCTCTTCGTATGTCATGTATGGTGAGTCCATCTATCTTCCCCCAATTTGATCACTAAACCATCACAATATTACCCAAGGCACGAACTGCCAATGCTATGCTGATGTGAAATTATGGAGGTCAACTATGTGATTAGGCCGGAGATTTATCAAAGGCTCTAAAAGTATACGACCGGGAAGGGTGTTTACCGGGATGCGGCGGAAATGGTCAGATCGAGATATTGGCGAGTATGAAAGACCCGGCGCGGTGGCCGGGTTGATTTGCTATTTACTTAGGTCTGGCAGCATTATTTTCTCGATGAGAGTCAAAGCTTGCTTATCCCTATCGCTAAAGTATCTTGGAGCATGATTGGGAAGCCAAACTGTGTTGAAGTGTTCTTTGAAGTCTGCCAAGTATTCATTTGGATATAGTCTTGCAGGAAAAACCCTTCCATCCGGATACTCATGATCATAAGTTGGAAAGCTTTTGGGTTCTACACCCCTATGATCTCTCAGCCATTGTGAAAAAACTCGCCCCTGGGAAATATCAGGAACCATGCCTTCAGGAAGCGTATAACCAGCCTGCTCAAGTGGAGCAACAAGGTTGAAAGTTAACTCATTCAATATTGAAAAATGAGTATGAGGTATTCTACCTCTATTTAACATATACCTTTTAAGGTGCACAGGAAGTTCGGTGGGCCCTTTAGCCCCACTCATCCATTCTCTGACCCATCTGGAAATCTGCACTGCAAATTTTGGTGACAACCACTGCGCTAGGTTTATCGCAATATCTGGATGCACCCATGTGCCTTGATTTTCAGGTCTGCCACCTGTAAATGATTGAATTAACTCCGTTATGGGAATTCCCATATCGGTTGATAACTCATTAAAAAAGGCACCGGTTGTTTTCAGTCTTGCATAATCTGCAAATAATTTTCCTGAACTTTTGCACATTGAAGTAGCGTTTATATATCCATCTTTAGCTCTTAAATGGATAACTTCACCCTCTATCTCTCTAGAGATTAAGGCGAGCGGGAATTGTTCCATGATGCATCCTCATTCATCCCTGGGAATTCTATAAACGCCTTAATCTTCGCTAAGTGCGTGCTGTGTGTAAATTATCGGCAAATCCCGCCAAACCTTTACCAAATTTCCCTTCAGGCCACTGAGCCTCAAATCCCTTCGCCATCCACTCGCGGAACGTCCCAATGATTAGCATTAGCAGGAGGTAAGTAAAGGTATCATGCTAGACGCTGATATGATCTGCAAAAAACTGAAGCAGAAAAGCCCTAGTGCTCAAAAACCACTATAGCTGACGATGCGCGTGCCTTAAAGTCAGCTATAGGGGTAATTAACCAGAGAAAATCATAACGGTCTTGAAGTTTTTTCTGCTCAGCCATGTCAGGCTGCTAATTCAAAGTAAAACTTAGCAAAGTGAACTTGGGGGTATTTTTGGGGGTATATAGATTTTTATAAACATAAAATTTATTTTAATATCAAGTTGTTGTATTTTTATATTTAATCCTGTAGGGCGTTTACATCTTTTTAAGTCTATTTTTCCTTTTAAAATCACAAGATAAACTTTTTAACTGGACCATTCCTGACGTGGTCGTCTTTTGTGGTTCTTGTGTGATTGGGGGAACACTAGGTGGGCGTTTTCAGTTTCAATGATCGCTAACCCCATAAATGAAACTAACGGCTCGACAGTTTAACGTTGCAAGCCTCAGAGCAAGGACCTGTAAGTTGAATGATGATGAGGGCAGGGCATGTATCTGGAAGTCATTCCTTGTAAGCTAATAGCAGGCACAGGAATTTTAAATAAACAATTTCATACTGTCTGCTAACTTCTGCATCCCAGACATACCTGCAACAGACAGTGTAAATTGTTACGATAAAAAGAGGCATTTGAATGTATTTAACCAAGTCCATAAGATTAATGTCAGGCTGAATAGCAGGCATTTGACTGATATTTTAAGAATTTTTCATATCTGCACCATTAACGCGTACTAATACGATTTTTTCTCTCATCTTAGCCAATGATTTTTATCCTTTTAGCCAACATAAAGCCTGAAAAATCATGATGTCTCATTTTACTAATGAGTTTACAGCGACGATCTTGTTTAGCCTTTAATCAGTAAAATTTATCAGCTTAACGAATGAATTAGGCATCGATATATATAAGAGGCTGATTAACTCTATTAGGAAATTTATATATGTTTAATTTCATAAAAGCCTCAATCGTTGCATTTTCCGTTGTCACATCATTTTCCGCCATGGCGGGCTGGCAACCTTATAAAACCGTCACTTTGGATGGATATAACAATACCATTCCCGGTGGGAATTTTTACAATGAAACTAATGTGGCTTCTGGAGTGTATCGTTTTCGTATTGACCCGGAATCAGCCGGCGTCGATTACGCAACGGGGCAGGCAGGAAACACACGTTCTAAATCTGCTGCTTTAATGATCTACGATCGCACTACTACTTCTGATAAATCAGCCGCTGTAAGTTTTTATGGCTTGAATGATGATGGACTTCAGGCTTCATCGCTTATGCATGCTTTTCCACAAGGTGGTGGATTTGATTTGTATCTACAGGACTGGCAACGTGCAGATAATTCTGGCTCTGTAAGCGTAATTATCGAAAAGTGGCAAAATTAACGTTGCTCTGAAGCGTAAATAGCATCAGGCGCTCTGTATCCAGAGCGCTAATTTACTTGTCGTCTTTTACATCCCTTTAGTTAAATTATAAATATTTCATATGGTTATAAAAGTGAATTATGAAGATAGCAACCTGGTCTACGAAAGATTACCACTAAAACCGGTCATTAATAGCAGGATGTTACATTAAAGCAGACCATGCTTATCTTTGAATGGAAATTAATAATTTAACCTGGCTCTTATACAATTATTGGGTTGATAAATTTATGCTGGGTTTTCCGTCTGTTGATGCGCTAAGGATAATCCACTCAGGCTGATGAGCACGGAGAATGCGCCACTATCAAGATTCACCTCACTTTGAATGAATCAGATTTGTGACAGGAGTTAAATAACATTATGGTGCCGTTAGTGCGATTTACCCTGTTAGCGCTGTTATCGCCATCGTATTGTCATATGACCATGCTCATACTCATCCGTACAGAGAACATCATAACGCTACGGCAGTGCACATAGTTGCATGCTGCTCATGATGAACTGTCCGATGCTGGTCTTAGCAAAAAATGTTGAGAAATGAACAGGCAGACAGGTAATTTTTCTGCTCATAAGTATAAACCCGTTATCAGGTTTTACCGATTGTCACATCGTTATTATCCGTTTTCGATGCGGAAAATTTTTATCACCTACAATTACTATCGTAGGGTCAGTACTAAGGACCAGTGCTTTTAGCTAATGACTGAAGGTACGGGTAAAAAAATATGTACTGTTTCTGGGCGCAGTTCACCTGAAAGGTTTCGAAAATGGATGTGTCTTTCTGACCGTTCGGTTATGCGGTTTCTGTGGGGCAGAGATATAGCGACTTTTGGCATCAGGTCTTTCATCGCCGAACGTATTTCAACGGTGCCAGGCCTTAGGTATGGAGAAAAACGTAATGCAGCCATTAAAGAGTGAGAACCGGCCAAAGCTGACCCCCGCAATGCTGTTACTGCCATTCGACATTTTAATGCTGTCTCAGCGTTTCGCTAAAACGGGTCACAATAAGCACGTATCAAAAGACCGTAATTTACTCGCTTCAATCAGAATGTCTCCGCGAGTGATAAACGTGGTGCTTTGTGTCGTTCTGCTACTGCTTACGGGCTGTACCGGCACGCTGAACTGA